ATAAAACATCATGATCGCTTCGGGGTCTGCCTTAAGATATGCGGATGCAATTTTAAGAGCAAACGATGTTTTAAAATGCTTAGACGGACCTGCTAACACAGTCAATCCTGCAGCGATACCTCCGTCAATACTTCCGGATAAAGCAACGTTCAGCATAGGAACATCAGTCGGCACCATAGTTTTTTGAGTAAAAAAATCAGACTTGTCAAGACGCTCAGTATGCTTGAGTTTACTGTTCTTCATCAATTTATTCATTAACGACATATTTAATCCTTTAGATTTTTATAGTTGATACACTCATCTAGTAGCGTTAATTTTTCAGTGGCGCCAACAAAAGCTCTAATATCTTTGTTATCATATTCACCTTTGTAAGATTTCGCTTTTTTATAACTAACTTTAGAATCTTCTGCAATTACTTTTACATAAGAAGGCAAACTTTCTGTTGCATTATTTTTCATAAAAACTTCTTCTAATGAGATTCTTAAATTATTAAAATTCGCATTTTCAAAATCAGAAACATAATCATATAGTTGATTAAAAAATGTTTGCTTAACTGCTTTGTAGGAAGAATGAGCAAGTTTTATAATTGCTGCATCTAAATGAGTACATCCTTTTAATTTTTTAAGAAACGAATTAGAATTTCTATTCAAGACAGCAGAATGTGCAGCAAACACTTCTTCAGAAGCGCCGATAACTATTTCTTCTTGATTCAAAACTGCTTGGATATTAGAACTATCAACTAAGTCTGGTTGGTAAGCAAATCTTTTTTCTAAACTATCGTTATTAAGAGCAGATAAAATTCTTATCATTGTTTCTGGAGAAACAATCGATTTTAATAAAATACCTCCTGTAGTGTGAGATTGGATTTTGTTAAGCGCGTCGATCAATACTACGTCGTCTTGAGTATCATTATCGTTTAGATCGAAATCTAAACAAACAATAGTTAACATAGGTTCAGATTCAGTCAATTTATCAATGTCTTCAAAAACATCTAGTGTGTTTTTCGGGTGACTATAAATTGCTGTTGCTGCTTGAACCATAGGCGAATTTTTATCTCCGAGAATAGAAATTCTTAACTTATCGCTCATGAGATTTTTTTCGTTATCTTTAGAGGTTGTAGAACTAACGGTTGTAGGACCAACCTCATCTGCATTTTCAAAAAGAACAACGTCTAAATCGTTATCGTTAGACTCATCTGGTAAGGTTTTTATGTTACCCATTATTAACTCCTGTATATAAATTCAATTGCACTATTTGCTTCTAATTCCCAGGGTCTGTTTTCATACCAGTTCCCGGATTCAGCGTCTAGTTGTTTACAAAGTGTCGCTATTTCTCTGGCGGTGATTGGATAGTTTGCTTTGATCGCATTTCCTGCTATAGCGACCATTATTTGATACATCTTATGATACCATCCTGTCCCATTTATCGCTATGTATTCTTGACCAAGTTTTTTTGGAAAGAACGGACAATCTCTATAAGAGGACCAAGATATATTATTACTTTCTGCTTGTTGTTTTCTGTATTCTATCAATTGTTCTCTCATAGCGAAGGGCAATTTATCTAGAAACGAATTTTTCGAACTTCTTTGATATTCCCAGGAATCCATTATCTTTACGGGATCGATCGTTTCTCCTTCGTTCGTAAAGAAAAAATTATATGCGTTAGGATATATCGCTGGTACATAATACATTCTAGATAAATCTTTAGTTTGTTTATCTCCTATTTCTTTGGTTTCTTTATTCAAGGCATACCAAAAATGTGGGATATCATGATTTATAACGTCTTCTTTTAAAGGAAACACAATTCTAAACTTAGGAGCATCTTTAGTGCTGCTCGCAGTTGAATAACACACGTATCTGTATTGACCACAATATTCGTCAACTGTATTTTTTATTGTGTCATCAACACATAAATCGTCGACATCAAGGCAACACCAACTACCCCAACGGTCAACATTCCTATTGCCGCGCGTAGTGTTTTCGAAATACACAGCAGGACTAATGAGAGGAGAAGAATTATTTCCACCTTTTTGACCTTCTTTTTTTGCAAGCGAATTTAATAGAGAAACAAAAGAAGACCATGTTTTTAATTCTTGTCTTCTATGCGTCTTATTGTCAAAAGCGTTTTTAAAAATAGTTAAATTATACATTAGTAAAAAATGCTGATAGTGTTGCTCTTTCTTCTGGTTCCCACCCTATTGCTGCAAGTATAGGACGAAGAGGAACTATAAAAGATTTGTCATACATTGTATTATAATCTATTTTTTCATGTAAAGCAAATTCTTTAGGAAGTACAGAAGAAAATGCAATGATGTTTTCTCTAATACTATTCGGCGTTTTTAAATACAGATATTTTATTTTTTCCCCGTCTTTTATTAATTCGTATTTCCGCTCTAACTTATTTTCTTTTACGTAATGGTTGTACAATAGAGAACCGCGAACGTGAATAGGAGTGCCCTTCGAATAAATGTTTTTATGATCTCGCCATTTAGTTATGTCTTTTGCGCCACGAGGAAACGCAACATCTTCAGGGTTTAGTTTTTTAAACTCAGATTTAAATTCTTTAATGTATTTTTGGGTTTCAGTTTCATTGCTGTTAAGAATAATAGAAAAAATTTCTTTAAACTTATCTCTGACAATTTGAGGCGTTGAAGACTTGACCGCTTCAATTCCCATGATTTTAAGTTTAGGTTTATCATAACGCACGCCTTCGTTGTCGTGAACCTGCAAAATATACCTTTTCTTTGCTGTCCATAGAGCACGATCTGCAATCGCTTCGCGTTTCATAACCATTCGATTCTCATAAGAATTAGTTTCTTCCGAGAGGACGGCATATGCTTGAGCGATCTTTTTCTCAAAATGCTCACAGACACCGTCTAGAAAATTGACTGGATTCTTAGGAGCATGCATCTTGACCAGACCCGACATTTTGATATACACCGAATCAGTATCAATCGCAATGACATGGTCCTGCTTGTCGCCCAGTATCTCTTGCATCTCATCGTTAACTGCTTTCTCAGCAAGTTTGATTGCACGTTGACCCGAAGTAGTTACGCCTTCTGCAATCTTTAAATCAAAATAACGAAACCACCTGTTGGCAAGCGCTCCATATAGCGAGTTCATTAAAATCTTAGTCGCCATCTGCTGGTTATCGTAGATTGCAATTTCGTTTTCTAGTTTTCTAGTTGGCGTTTCTTGGTACTGTCTTTTTGCTTCGAGCATTTTATTTTTTGCTTGTACTCTGTCAGCGTAGAACTGCTTGATAACTTCAGGAATAATTCCTTGTATATCTTTCCGATACTTGGTGCCGTTTGCTGCTACTGCAAAGTCTCCTTCCTCTTCATACGTTAGAGTTTCCGGAGACATATTATACTGTACGATAATATTGGGGTAAAGAGAGTTTAAGTCGAACGAGCATATCCAATCATGGATGCCGACGACAGGTTCTTTAACATACCCGCCGACGATGGAAGACTTGGGTTTATCTTCTTTTGGAGGCACCACAATATTTTTTTTAAGCAAGGAGTTATAAATTACTGAATCCCATACAGTCGTCGTACCATAAGTATCGCTGTAGTTGGTCTTTGCTTTATACGCCATAGTCATTGCTAGAGTAATTAAACCCATCTTTTCTTCTAGGCGATCTACAAGTTCAACATCTTTTATATTGTAATCGATAAACTTTTGAAAGTCGTGCTTATACAGTGCGTGCAAAGATCCATACTCGTCATACGACAACTTATTTTCGCCGAGAATGGCGTGTGCAATATGATCAAGTTTATAAGATGCTTGTTCGCCATATGTTAATTTACCAAATTTCTGGAACAAGTCGTAGTAATCTAGATTAGAAACGCCCTGTATGTCATAACTTTTAATATCTTGCCCAGTCTTAGTATGAAAGTTTTTTTCTCTTATTAGACCCCAAGGCGATAGTCTTTTATATTCATCTGATTCGAGGACTCTATTTATTCTATTAACCAAGTATGGGATATCAAACATCTGAGTATTCCAACCTGTTACAACATCGGGATAATTACTAGACCACCACCCTAAAAAAGAATGCAATAGATTGTATTCGGTTTCACACAAGAAATATTCGGTAGGTTGTTCAGACAACGTTTCGTCATAGTCGTACAACCCGAATACATAATATTTGTTTTCTTGATTATTTTTTACTGTTATTGAAATAACTTCATGTTCCGCCTTTTCTGGAACAGGAAATCCTTCGTCAGAAGCAACCTCAATATCAATAGTGCAAACGTTAATAAGGTTTCGGTCAAACTTTACGTCGTTAGGGAATGCTTTACCAATAAATTGTAAAACAAAATTATCCATACAATATATGGATCTTCCAGGTACACCACGATTCTCTTCGATAAACCGCTGAGCAGTGACCATATCAGGTTCTTCGATCGGCGCAACAGATTGACCATAGAGCGTTTTATATGCCGTAGGTTTATTAGTTTGAACGAATACTGTCGGGCGAAATTTAATTTTATCTTTAAACGCAGATCCATTTCTGTAACCGCGATAGTAGATAAAATTGCCTTTGCGAAAGATGTTAGTATAAAAATTCATATAGTAATTATACTATAATTTTGCATAGAATAAAAGGCTTATTAAGTTGTTGATTTGATTGCGGTTTTTCATAAAATGGTCCGACATTTTTAAACGACTCGTTCCGTAGAGCCCAAGAACGTCGGCAAACTTGTATACTATTACTTAGACGTATAGTACCGGCGACATTCTTGATGAGATTCAGCGATCCCGTCCAGTACTTCTTGAGCACATCTTTCGTCTAATTTTCGGTTACTGTCTTTTACAAGCACAGCACCTACTAAAACCATTGCAATTACAATTCCTGGCATAATATATCCTTAATAAAGATTGGGTCGGGGGGATGCGTCCCCCCAGTTTATGCCGTCATGCGCTTAAGAGGCACCCAAAGGTTTTACAAATATGGCGCTGGCATATACAGACTTGAACCCGCTGTGTACACACCGT